CAGCGTTGGCTCTGGTGGCACGGCTGCTGGTGCTGGCGGTAACGGCACGGCTCGTACCGACGGTACCCAGCGTACCTTCACCGAGACGCTGCTCAAAGCCTCGATCCTGTCGGCCTACGACGAAGGTGCCAACATCAAGTACCTGATGATGGCCCCGTCGGCGAAGCAGACGTTCTCCAGCTTCGTCGGCGTCGGCGGTTCTGCTGGCGTTTCCAACTTCAATGATGTCAGCGACCAGCGCATCATTGGCGGCATGGACGTTTATGTGAGTGACTTTGGCGAGATGGCCGTTGTCCCGAACCGCTTCCAGCGGTCTCGCGACGTGTGGCTGCTCGATCCGGAATACTACGGCGTGGCTTATCTGCGTCCGTTCTTCCAGAAAGAAGTTGCTTCCACGTCTGACGGCGAGCAGCGTGCGATCATCGCTGAGTACACCCTTGTCGTGAATAACGAGAAGGCCCTCGGCGCGGTCTACGACCTGTCGTAAGTCTAAACGGGGAGAGGGTCTGTAGCGGCTCTCTCCCCAATTAGAGGATAATATGAACGGACCTATCAAGACAAAACTTAAATATGATCACGAGAACGACAACATGGTCGTCAACCGTGTTCAGGACGTACAGCCTATTCTTGAACTGAACAAGAAAGAAGCGCTGGGTGATTCGATGTACGGACCTGCCAACCCTGCATCAAGTATGCGTAAGGTTGCCAGCATCCCGCTAGTAGTGATTGAAAAGTGGAAGCGCGAACTGGGCGTCGATGTCTTTAACAAAGACCACATGCCAAAGGTTAAGCAGCTTCTCAATGATCCAGAATACAAATGGCTGCGAACTCACGAAAGTAACCTGTAATGGCTCTAGCTACCTACTCCGATTTGAAGACCAGCGTTGCTAACTATCTTAACCGAAATGATCTCACTTCGGTTATTCCTGATTTTATCACGCTGACTGAAAATCGACTGAACCGTGATTTGCGAGTGCGGGCTAACATGATCCGCGCTAATACCACGACCACCTCTGGCACAGCGTTCTACAACCTGCCTACGGATTTGATCGAACTTCGCAACATTGTCTACGATAACGGTTCTAGCGACTATGCCCTGTCTTATCTTTCCCCTGAGTCAGGCAATCGCGAGTACGGTACCTACAGCAACGGTTTTCCTCGCGCGTATACCAATCTAGGTAAGAACATCAAACTGTTCCCTACGCCCGACGCTGCTTACACTATCGGGATCAACTACTTCAAAAAGCTGACCCCGCTGTCAGACAGCAACACGACCAATACGATCCTTCAAGAGTTTCCAGACCTGTACCTCTTTGGAGCATGTCTGGAAGGCTCTATCTATCTAAACGACTCAGAGCAGTCTCAGCGGTTCAACGCGGTCTATCAGAAGACACTGACCGACGTGACAGCGGCAGAAGACAAAGCTCGCTACAGTGGTACGGTTATGACCATGACCGTGCAGGGTGATCCTGGCGGTCTAGTGCGTAGAGGTGCCTAATGGCTACCAACTGGGTACAAGATTTGTTCGACCTGATCCAAGAGGGCAACGGTAACATTCTCTTGGAAGACGGCGACTACATTGCTCTCCAAGAATACCAAGCTACTACTTGGACAGAAGATACAACGGTAGGCGATGGCTAAACAACTTTTCGATATCAACGGTCAGCAAATCCCGTTCTCGTACAACCGGGACCTGTCTCCGTATGACATGCCTCCTACGTTCTTCGACGACGTGAACAACGCTCGTTTCGTTGACAGGAAGGCTGGTACAATCACCGGACACTCTCAAGTGTTTGGCGCCGTTGGCACAGACCCGTACTGGGCGATTAGCTGGGCGCAGGGCAGCAGCGATCTCTGGGTCTACGGCGGTCTCACAGCGCTGTATAAAATCGATGGAACTACTCATACTGATATTACCCGAACTGCTGGCGCGTATACGACGCTGTCTGGTACGGAGAACAACTGGCAAGGCGGCATCCTAGGCGGCGTGCTGGTCGTTACCAATGGCCTAGACGATCCTCAGTTTATCGCTCAGACAGGCTCTGTGTTTGCTGACCTGAGCGATTGGCCAGCTAACCTTACTTGTAAAACCATTGTCCCGTTCCGCAACCACTTAGTTGCCATGAACGTGACAGACAGCGGAACCAACAAGCCCTTCACGATCCGCTGGAGCGACGCTATTCCCGAGGGTGCTTCTACCAACGGTGCTGACACTTGGAACACAGCGAGCACAGCGTCAGAGGCAGGAGAGGCCACTATCGGTGGCACCAAGGGTCATATTCTCAACGCGCTACAGTTGGGCAACGAGCTTCTGATCTACAAGGAAGACAGCGTATTCTCGCTGAACTACGTAGGCGGTGCGTTTACCTTTAACATCCGCGAGAAGTTCAAAGACGTTGGACTGTTTGCTAGAGACGCTGTGGTCGATCTAGGCGACGGTCGCCACGTTATGATGTCTACCAACGACGTGGTTATCCATAACGGCAACACGGTCAAGAGTGTCATTGACGATACCGTCAAGACCTACTTGTTCTCAGAGATCGACACGACGTACTACTACCGTACTTTCTTGGTCCACAACAAGATCAAGAACGAAGTCTGGATTTGCTACCCTAAGCAGAACGCCACCAGCGGCTACGCTGACGAGGCTCTGATCTGGAACTACCGCGATAACACTTGGACCATTAGGTCCCTACCCAGTGTCAACTACATCGCTCGTGGCTTGGTTAATCCGGTGCTGACCAACACTTGGACCGCTTCTACCGCTACTTGGCAGAACTCTACGCTCGCTTGGTCTCAGCAGGAATACAACCCTGCGATTGACTCGCTGCTGATGTGTGGCACTAACGATTCAAAGTTCTACCTGACCGACTCTGGTACCACCTTCGACGGCACCTCGTTTACCACAACTTTGGAACGTCGAGGCTTACACGCCGGTCGCACCGACGCTATCAAATCTGTCACCGCCATGTATCCTAGGATTGAAGGTACAGGCACGTTGCAGATTAGCATAGGCTCAGAGCTAAACCCCTACGAGGGTGTGGTCTATAACGACCCTGTGACGTTTACCATCGGGCAAGACAACAAAGTAGATTGTCGTGTCAGGGGTAGATACATAGCGGTCAAGTTTGAAACAAGCGCAGACACCATCTTCAGGATGTCTGGATATGCGCTAGAAACAGAAGTTGTCTCAGACCGATGAGCAGAGAGTTTCTACGATTTAGCCCCCGCAATGCTCCGGCAGAGCCAGCAGAGTTGCCGGTCTATATCGACGAAATGCTCTTGGAAGTCTCGGCTGTGACAGATTTGCTTAGAGACGGGCATCTGGATGTATCCTACGCGGCACCAGACAAGCCTTCTCAAGGAGACATTAGATATGCAGATGGAACTAGCTGGGACCCAGGCAGCGGAGAAGGTATATACTTTTACAACTCTGCCGGTTCGTGGGTTAAGCTATAGGCGGGTAAACAACCAGCATAAGAAGTTTAAGACAATCTTGGCTCAATGTTGGAACTACATAGAAAAATCGACAGAACGCGGAAATACTGATATAATTAAAGCAGTAGATGTTATTCAGAAACTAGTAGACAAAGACTCGGACCTCTGGGTCAGTGTAGATACAGAAGAGAACATAGTTGGTTGTTTTGTCATAGGCGCAGCGCCTTACCCGCAAAAGACAGGCATCATGGCAGAGGCCATAGGCGGTAAGTTTAATTTTCCAGACGTAGTTCCAGTTGTAGAGAAATACTACAAAAGCTTGGGCTACCAGTTCTTTGAAATGACAGGCAGGAAAGGGTGGGAAAAAGTGATGGAGCCTTTGGGCTACGAGTTTAGCTGCATCACTATCTACAAAAGGTTATAAATATGGGCAGTCTCTTCAGACCTAAAACCACAGTCGTCAGCGTACCTTCTTCGTCTCAGGCTCAGTCTTCTGGCGAAGTAAAGCCATACGCTCCGGTAGAGCCGTACATTCAGGAACTTCTTCCTTCGCTGGAGAATATCTTCACGCAGGACCCTGCGCTGTACACGGGAAGTTTCGTACCTTCTGAGTCTGCTCAGACACTGGCAGCGCGAGACATCTACGGTCAGGTAGGTCAGCAGGCCGCTGGCTTTGCTCCGGCGTTTCAAGATATCTTTCAGCAGCAACTGGCACAGGCCACGGCAGCGCCTGGAACTAGCGCCTTGTATCAGGCACAGGTTGGAGATATCGCTAATCAGGCCCGTCGCCTGACAGAGCGAGACAAGCTACTGGCGCAGCGTCAGGCTATCGAGGCGGGTCAATTCGGCCTAGGCTCGACTGCCCTAGGCGAGCTACAGGCCATGCAGCAGCAGCTTCGTGAAGAGACAATCCAGAAGCAGATGGCTCAGGCTCTGGGCGAAGAAGAGGCTCGTCGCCGTCAGGTTCAGGCCGATCTTCCGGGAATGGCGCAGCAGGTCTTGCAGGCACAGCTTACGCCGGGTGCGTTGCAGGAGCAGATTGGTCGCGATGTCGAAGCTCGTCAGGCTGCTCAGTTGTCGGACGCTGCTCGCTTGGCCCAGCAGCAGCAAGAGGCAGAACGCGCTCAGGCAATCACTTACGCCAACCTGCTCGGTGGTCTCGCAGGTCTCGGCAGCAGCACCCAGATGCAGCAGACATCCAGTGGTACGCAGGGTCAGGCAATTCCCGGCCTGTCTCCATTCCAGCAGATTGCTGGTGCCGCTGGTACTATCGCTGGGCTTCTTCCTTCGGATATCCGACTTAAAACCAACATTAAACGAATTGGCAAACTGCCCAACGGTATCCCGCTGTATCACTGGGAATGGACACGCGAAGGTAAAAAGATCGCTGGTGATCAGACAACCTTTGGCGTCATTGCTCAGGAAGTTCTCAAGCTTATGCCTGAAGCTGTCGCTGTGGGCAACGATGGCTACCTGCGTGTCAACTACGGCAAGATTGTGTAGGTAACTATGGGAACACTGTTCAAACAGCGAGCAGCCGATTACGGAGAAGCTACTCCGTATGAGATAACTATGGACATGGACCCAGAGTTAGAGAAAGAAACTCTGAAGACAGAAGAAGAGTACGCGACTTACGAAGACACTGATCTTAAAAAGAAGATGGATAAAATCCTCGACGCTCTAAAAGAGGACGAGGGTTCTGGTAAAGTTCCAACTGTAAAACCACTTCTGGGTCGAGAGCCTTCTCTATTGCCTGTTTCAACTCCTGGTCCAAGTTACAGAGGAACTCCGTCTCCGTATACATACGGTCAAATCCCTACATCTTTGCGGACTCCTGCTCAGTTACAGGCCGAAGCGGAAAAAGGTATCGAGCAGTTTTTGAACATGGCGGTGGTCGCAGCGCCGCGTATGCGTTTTAGAGGGCTAATCTGATGGCTGAGAATAACAATCGTCTAGACAAGCGGGCAATGTCCGCCCAAGCTATGAGAGCGCTTCTGCCCGAATTTCGTGTTGAAACTATACCGGAAGAGCAGCGCATCCTAGATATTATTTCAAGGGGAAGAGCACGACCTCAAGAAGAAGCGACGACTGTTTTACCAACAATCACACAGATAGATTTATACAATTCTGGTGTTACCCCTGGTTTAAGGCCTGATGTTCCAGGGATGCCTGGTTCGTCAGTCATGGTCCAGCCTTTGCCACGGTCATTGGGTCAGCCTGTTTCTGCTCCTGTTCCCTCTGCGGTTTCAGTACCTGTGCGTTCTCAAACTGGAGTAGCAGCGGTAGAAGGTACCGGCGCAGCGGCGATAGACGCAGGCCAAGAATATGGTAGCCGGATAGTAGAAAATCAGAGAGAACGTGGCTTCTTAGAATCACTTCTCGGAGGAGATCTTGGGGGCTTTGTGCAAAACTTCCTCAAGATGTCTGCACGGCCAGAGTTTCTACGCCCTGGTTTTGAGGGGCAGGGTATTGACTCTATGTTGATGGGCATGGCGGAAGCTCAGGCAGGTATTCGAGCAGACGAGAAAGCTAAAGAACAACGCGCTCTGAAAGCTCTTAAAGAACAGCGTGAGCTAGAGGCTGGTCGTCGTCGGGAACTTCGCGATATTGAAAGTTTAGAACTACAGCGTCAAAGAGAAGCTAGGCAGAAAGCAGAAGCGACGCGGAAAGCAGCGCTTTTGACCAAACCTCAAATGGATGCTCTAAAAGATTATCTACAAAACGATCCTCAAGTTGGTGATCTTGTTGATGAGCTAAACAAAAGTGGAATAGCACGGTTTGTCGGACTTGCTCCAGAAACTGACGAGATTCTGACTGCTATTGCTACTCGTGCGACTGAAATTAGAGCCGGTAATCCAGAACTTTCTATTAAGGAAGCCGGTATACAAGCAGCTTCAGAATTAGCAGGGCGGGCCGCTACCGCTGCTTCTTCTGGAGGAGTGGCAGCTTCTGGCGGAGCGGACCCATTTGCCAACGTTGGTCGGTAGTATCTAATGGCTGAAACACAGACAATTACGCTAGAGGACATTCAGTCTTCTCCTAGACTTATGGAACTGGGGGTTGCACCGGGGGATGAAATCTCCGACAACAACCTGATTCGTAAGTTTTCGTCTGAAGAAGACCGTATTGATCTAGGCACTCGCGTAACAGAACAAGACATAGCGAACTCTGCTCGTTTGCAAGAACTAGGAGCAAATCCTGGAGATCGTATTGTAGACGGCAAGCTAAAAGACGCTGGTGTTGAGAACGCCATGCAGCAGTTTATGTATGGCTTCGATGAAGCTAGGTCTTTTGTCGGTTACGGTATAGATGCTCTAAATTCCTATTTCGATATAGGCAAACTTGATATTGGCTTTGACACAGGATTAAAATTCTATTCTACAGAAGAAGCATATGGCGCTGGCTTTACAGATGCAGACTGGTCAGAGCGTATGCAAATGATTACTCGCGCTAAAGAGCGTCAGCTTTTAGAAGACTACGGCCCATACTTTGAGCCTCAAGAAGGCGTTGCTCAAACCATTGGAGAAATTGCGGGTACGCTAGCTGATCCTACAACATTGACCCCATTTGGAGTAGGTATTAAAGCAGCATTGGCAGCGGGCGCTGGTCTAGGCGCAGGGTATAGTGCTTTGGAAGACATAGCGCAGACAGGAGACGTTGACCTAGAAAAAGCTGCTATCGTAGGAGCTTTAGGCGGTGCCGGTGCAGCCGCGCTCCCTATCGCTGGCAAAGCTGTGTCAGCGTTGCGGCGTAAAATTCCAGACTTAATCAGCGAAGGTGCTGTTAAGTTTGAAAAAGGGGCTGAAGATGCTGTTAATGACGCCATAGTTAATGACAGCGCTTTTTCTAGAATAGTAGGACCTATTGCTAAACCTTTGGATAAATACCTAGGCGTGTTGTCTACGCAAATTGGTAAGATTTCTCAGCCAATCTTGCGACGTGTGCGTAAGTTTGAAGCAGACGTACACTTGAAAACCAAGGAACGTCTGGAACAAGCAGAACCTTTTATAAAAAATCTTTCGGCTCTCGGTAAAAATGAAAAAGGAGCGATTGCTAGACATTTGTACAATGGTGATTTCGAAGCGGCAGAAGGACTTATGAAATCGCAGCGATCAGGACTAGCCGAAAGTTTCAAACCTGTTAAAGAAATGCTGGGTACTTTTTACAAAGAGTACAAAGATTCTGGATTTGACTTTATAGAAAAACAAAACTATTTCCCGCGTATTGTCAAAGATTATGACGGCTTGCTTAAATCACTTGGCGGTGAACAGCGCAGCGCTATTGATAAAATGCAGCGAGAGTTTGCTAAGAAGAAGGGCATACAGGTTGACCAGATAAGCGAAGATGTCAAAAAAGAAATCGCCAACAAAGCACTGCGCGGATATGGTCTTAAAGATGCGCCCTTGCCCGGTAATGTTAAAAAACGTACTATTCAAAAAATAGATGACGGTCAGCTTCGGTATTACGCTTCACCAGAAGAATCGTTGCATATGTATATTCGCAACGCTGTAAACAACATTGAACGCCGCAACTTCTTTGGCCGTGGCGTAGACGATGTTATGAGAAACGTAGACGGCACTATAGATGTAGAAGGCTCTATCGGTCGCGTAGTCCAGAAGGAGATCGATGCGGGTCGGCTGGACATTCTAATCAGGACAAGCTGAAAGAACTTATCAGCGCTAGGTTTATCGGTGGTGAGCAAAGTTCAAGCCAAGGTATCGGCATCTTGCGTGACCTTGGTTACATGGGAACTATTGCTAACCCGATCTCTGCTATTACACAGCTAGGCGATCTCGGTGTCTCTGGTGCTCTCTATGGTTTCCGTAACACCATCGCTTCTATGTTTGGTGCAAAGAATATCAAACTGGTTGATCTTGGCTTGTCTGATATTTCCAAGGAAGTTGCAGAAGTGCGGCCTACCGCTAAACTTCTAGACAAAATGTTCCGAGCATCTGGCTTCAAGGCTATTGACCGTCTCGGTAAAGAGACTGCGATTAACGCTTCTCTCCGTAAGAATATCAACATGGTCAAAACTGCCAAAGGCGAAGCAGCTTTCCGCAAAAAGTGGGGCAAGTTCTACGAGGGTGAGATCGACGCGCTAGTGGCTGATCTAAAGAATAAACAAATCAGCGACATCGTTAAGTTCCACGCCTTTAACGAACTGTCAGACGTTCAGCCTATTACGATGCTGGAACTTCCGCAAGGCTACAATATGTACAAAAATGGTCGCATATTGTACGCGCTGAAGTCGTTCACGTTGAAGCAGCTCGACGTAGTGCGGCGCAATGTTGTGCAGGAATATGCAAAGGGTAGTAAGACCCAGGCGATTAAACAAGCAGCTTTGCTGGCTGGTTATTTGTCTACCGCTAACGTGGCTACTCAGACTGTCAAAGACCTCCTGCTGGGACGTGACGTGGAAGTAGACGATATTCCTAACAACGCTCTATGGGCGCTGTTGGGTGTCTACGGCGGCAACAAGTATATTAATGATAAGTACATTAGCAAGGGTCAGATTACCGACGCTGCTAAGGACCTGATCATGCCAGCTACTCCGATCTTGGATGCGGTGTTTGAAGGAGGTGCAGAACTTGCTGGAGAAGACCCTGATATTGCTAAGTATACCCGCAGTATTCCTGTTGTTGGTCCTCTTGTTTACAACTGGTTCCTAGGCGGGGCAGAGAAGTACAACGAACGTCTGGCCAAAGAGCGCTAAAATGGAAACATATGTACAGAGTATACGTTTTAGCATCGATCATGTTTCTATCTTGGGCGACGTTGCTATCCTCGCCCGTCTCAGCATTGGGTTCTAAGGAAACTGTTATGGAAAGCGCGAAAGCAGTTCTTGATTACTTTGGTCTTTTGGATAAAGCCGTAGATGCAAAGCGGGTTCTTAAAGGTTTGTTAGAACCAGACATTGAAGGCGTTGCTCAATACAGCAGCGATCCTTTAGTGCAGTCTGTAATTATACAAGAAAGCGGTGGAAACCCAAAGGCTGTAAGTCCAGTAGGGGCGGAAGGTCTAATGCAGATCATGCCAAACACTGCAAAAAAACCAGGCTTTGGTGTTAAACCTTTGAAAGACGCTTTTGATCCTCAAGAAAATGTAAGGTTTGGTACTGATTATCTATACGCTTTGAAAAACAGATATGGCAACACTAGAGACGCTCTCATAGCTTACAACTGGGGCGTAGGTAATACGGATAAATGGTTAAAACGCGGGGCAGATATAGACAAACTGCCCAAAGAAACCAGAAATTACTTTAGCAGCGTAATGGGGAGATTAGACAGTGGACGGTAAAACTGCAATCGATATCGCCGCTGGCTCCATTGCCTTCGGTACTGTCATTCAAGTTCTCCCAGCGGTGGCCAGTGTGTTCACTATCATCTGGATGGCTCTACGCATCTGGGAGACGGAGACGGTCAAGAAACTAACGGGGCGAGAGTAACATGGGTGGCCTACCTTTAGAACTAATCACCATGCTTGGCTCAGGCTTGCTCTCGGGAGTGATGACGCTCTGGGGTCAAAGCCAGAAGGCCAAGCAGGACGCTTTCCAGAGGGCTATAGACGGTCTCTCAGCGCAGTCTAAGGCCACAGACTTGGCCCGACGATACGAGAACAAGGGCTTCCAAGTGACCCGTAGGATCATCGCCTTGTCAGCGGTGTTCGCGGTGATCGTGTGGCCCAAGATTGTAGCCGTCTTCTGGCCAGAGGTTTCGGTAACCGTGGGCTACACCGAATGGAACCCAGGTTTCCTGTTCTTTGAGGGCAGCGAAGAGACAACGTGGCAGTCGGTCAAAGGGCTGGTCCTGACACCTTTGGACACACATTTGCTTAGTGCTATTGTAGGGCTGTACTTCGGCGCTTCAATGGTCAAGAACGCGAGGTAAGACATATGTTTGGAGTATCTTTAGAAAAAATCTTTCCTATGGTTATGCAGGGATTGCTGGGGGATAAAGCTCCTCAGTTCCAGCAACCTCAGCAGCAACTGTCACAGATGTCTCCTCAGCAGCGCGTCGGGATGACCTCGCTACCTGCTCGTGAAGCTTACGCTGCTGCGGTACAGAACGCTTTCCCAAAGGGCGGTCTACTAGGGGCTTTTGGACCGGGTGTGGCTCAGATGATCATGCAGGGAAATCCTGTGTTCTCTGCCGGTATTCCAGACAATGTGAATGTTAATCTGAAAGACTACGCCACCGGCCAGATGTCTGATCAGGATAGGGCAATGGTGGACAATCTTGCCATTTATGGATCAGACCGTACTAAGAGCCTGATCGACGCATACATGCAATATTACAATAGGTAAAAAATGGCTAACGGTTTAATAGGCCCAGACGAGGCTTTTCCGGGTATCAACACAACACCCACTGATCCAAGTGTCCCAACGATGAGCTTCCAGCAAGCTGTCGATGCGGTGACTCCTACGGTTCCGGGTACAATAGGAACCGTGGTTGGCAACTTAGCCGCGCCCGGACTTACTATTGGACAGGGCCTGCTATCCTTTAATCCCGTAGGTTTTGCCGCTGGTCTATTGGCCAACGCGATCTTCGGAGGCAATGACGAAGTAGCTCCGGGAGGATTTACCGTAGGCCAGCAGACAGGCTCTGGCATCAGCGGTGGTCAGGTTTCGGGGTCTGGAACCGCGACAGGTGGACCCACAGGTCTCGGCATCAATGCTTATGGTCAGGAAGTCGATCCCAACGCAGAGGCGGTTGCTTATAGCCCAGCAACTCAAATGGCTATGGCCATTGCCGCAGACATAGCGGCAGACGCTGAAAACGCTCCGGGGGTGACAAGTGTTGGTCTAGGAAGCATCGGTGCAACGACGAACTCAGCCGGTACAACCTCTGTACAAGGACAGGCTGTAGACACTGGCTCTGCTTTTGGCGGCGACGCTGTGAGTGATGCAACCGATGCTGTTAATAGTTTTGCCGAAGCACACGGAGGAGAAGTCGGTCCTGGTGGTGATGGAGGCGGCGATGGCGGCAAGGTCATCTGCACCGAGCTTCACCGACAGGGCCGCATCAGCGACGAGGTCTATGCCTCTGACCACGCTATAGGCTTGCGGATGGCCACAGAGCAGCCCAACGTAGTCTCTGGTTACCACCTTTGGGCCATTCCTGTAGTCAAGCTCATGCAGAGGTCCAAGCTAGTTACCAAGGTTGTAGAACCGTTTGGCAAAGCGTGGGCTAACGAGATGCACTATCAGGAGACTGGTAAAGGTAAGAGTAGCACATTGGGCCGATTGATTATCTCTATCGGTGTTCCGGTGTGCGGTGCTATCGGTAAGCTGAAAAGAAAAGAGGGGCTAACCGTGGCCCCTCGCGTGTCTATTTAGCGACAAACCTAAGCAGGAAGTTTGTTCCAGTATTCTTTGGTCAAGCGTTCCTGCTTTAGTTCTTCATAGGCGGCTTTGATCTCTTCGATAGTGCGGTTACAGCAGACGCAGTAATCGCCGTTCTCATCGAGAGTACAGCCGCCTTTGCATTGTTTGCTAGTTGAGATCGACAACTTCACACACTCCCCCTACACATGCCAGGGTCTGAGACCCAGCGGTATTATCCTCTGCTTCGTATTCGCCCAACCGTGACCAATCGATAGACGGTGGCATACTCCAGAGAAGCTTCTCGTAGGTCTCCTTGTCACAGTCTTGATACGGAGCCTGCTGATAGGTGTGGTCAGAATGTGGCAGGAAGCTGATGCCGCTGCACAGGTCGAAGTTACGGTAGACCCACGCTCCTACCTCTAGCCACTCCTCGTCCCTCACGCTGATCGTCACCGACGGCTTGTGCTCGCACCAGTTCACAGCGTAGAGCTTCCATACCTCCAACTGTTCCAACGCTGTCATATCATTGCGCGTGACTGCATCGTTGGGAGACTTCACCGGGAACGAGAAGACCATTGTCGAGTCAGGGTGGAACACCTCTGGCTCCGCCGGTACACCTTCGTCGATCATAAGCTGCGTCAAGGGGTCCTTGATATCTCCGCGAACGGTGCGGATATAGTACGGGCTATGCCTAGCGTGGATACCTGAGCCAGCATCGACCAACTGAGACACAGTGCCAGAGGGCTTGACACAGGTGATCGCAGCGGACTGCGGGATGCCAAGTTTCTCTGCCCACTCCTTATTGGTCTCTACCGACAGGTCTCGCAACTCGGCCAGGAACTCAGGGTCTGGCGAAATGGTCAGCTTACAGTCCATGATGCCGGTGAGGCTAACGCCCAGCAGACGTTCTTCTTCGGTGTTCTTGGTCCATACCTTACGCAGATAAGGGAACTTCGTGTAGGTGGACTGTACGGTGCCTAGGATGGTCGCCAAGCGCACCTTCTTACGAAGGGTCTCTTTACTATCAGTGGCGCGCACAACGACCTCGGTGAGGTTACAGAACTGGTTTGACCGTAGGATGATCTCAGAGCACGGGTTGGTGCCCCACTCAAAGCCGGTCTTACGGCGACCGTGGTTCTCTACATGCTTCTCTGCCGCGTACCTAGCAAAGATACCACGCTCTCCAGACTTCGACTCGACCAAAGCGGTCCACTCGCGCATGAACGATTCAATGTCCGGCTTCTCGGTATAGACCACAGAGTTATTAGCCAGAGCACGTTGCGGGTTCTGCTCCCACCATTGGCCACTCTTGGCATGGCGCATACGGTCGTCGGACAAGTTGGACAGGCTGATCATAGCCGACCGACGTACACCACCGACCACCACGATGTCACCGATCTTGCACATGATATCGTGACACTCGATGCTGTTCAGGCGACGCCCTGCTGCTCCTTTGAACACGTTGATGGTAAAGTTGAATAGGTCAATCAGAGGCTCTGGGCCGCTGGCTCTACCGCCAAATGTCTTCAACTTTGCCCCAGCGGGGCGTACCTTGGACACGTCCCACTTCGGCACCTCGCCAGCGTAAAGCATAGCGATCAGCTTACGGTACGCCTTGGCCCAGCCTTCCTTTGAGTCATGGACAACGATGATGTCCTGAGAATCAAATAACTGGTCAGGAACCTCTGGCAGCTTGGCGATGTGCTGACGCTCGACAGAGAAGCCGACACCTGTGCCGCAGAGCAGGATCATCATGGCTTCGTCAAAAGCCTTAACGTCATCTACGGCAATATAGGAGCAGTTGTAGCCAGCGGTGTTGTCGCGGTCGAGAGCGGGTCCCGCTGTCATAAGCATACGCATACTGGGCATGACAGACAAACCCAAGATAGCTTCCCGCAGTTCCTCAACCACCGCGCTATCGTCAATGCAAGGGGCCACTACGTTGTCAACATAACGGTCTACGGTCTCTGACCAGTTCTCTCGACGGCCCTCTTCCGGTAGCCACCTAGCGTAGCGAGACAGGGCGATAAAGTTCTGGTACTGGGTGGGAAGCAAATTGGATTTATAGCTCATAGGTATCTACCGGCCTCAGTTGGAAGTTATCGATGTTTTCTTCGACCTGTTCGATTAGCAGAAGAAGCAGATCGTAGGTTGACATACCCAGTATGTCTAATATGTCCTCGGCTGTGTAAGCGTCAGACAGATCGTGTAATTGTTCTTTAGAAATCATGTTTCTCTTGCTTGGACTTCTCGGCTTTGCCTACGAAGAACACCGGACGGCCTGAGCGGAACTTGAGTTCTAAGCCAGGGTCTTTCCAGCACTCGTTCTTATGCGGACAATACGAGCAGTTCACTCCTAGTTTCTTACGACCAGTCTGCTTATCTACCCCTGTCTCAAAACCCCTCTCAGGCGGCTCAGGAGCGTCCAAGAACGCCTTTACATGAGAGATACGATCTGAGGTATCTTCCAGTTCCTTGTGCGTGTAGGTGGCCAGTTCTCCGCTGCTCTTGTCCAGAGCCAAGAACGTGCCGCTCTTCTTGCCCAAGGCGTTACCGTAGCCGCTGATCTGCGAGATGTAGCCAAACGGATCATCGTTGGGCAACGTGCCGTCCTTGAACTTCTTCATGCCATACGAGCTAGCAGACTTGACATCGACCAGTTCACCGTCGATCACCGCGTCAAGGTGACCCTTGATACCGTCGATCTCGATCTCTCGCTGCTGGTCTTCCACTTTATGACCAGCTTCCTTGGCCAAGTACAGGACCAAAGCCTCTGCGATATCGCCCATCATAAATTTCAGGCGCGTAGCTGGCAGCAGCGGCTCCACTTCGTGCTCGCCCTTGATATCGTACCACAAGGCACGGTCACAGGGTTTGCCAAGGTTGGACATACGCAGAGCACCCTTGGATCGTCCGGCAGAAGAGAACCAAAGCTGCTTACGAACCGAGTCCATGATAGACGCAGCCATGCCAAAGAGGTACTCGTTGTTGGGCTTGGGCTTGCCCTTGTCCAGAAGCTCGTAGATGTCGTCTACGAGGGTATCAATCGACTTGTCGCTCATGCTCGTACTCCATTTTGACTATGCCTTTGTGGGTCTTTCGCTTGCCGTTTCTAACGTCGTAGACACGCTGGAAAGTAAAGCCGTTGTCGGAGCACCAGTCTCTGACAGTTTTATCCTCGACCTTCTCGACCTCACCTGACTTGTAGGTGACATAGAAGGTTCCTTTATACGCATGGTTATTAGTACCTGACATCCTTTCGATTAGTTCCGGTGTCAAGTAACTCTTAACCGGCCTGTAGAAACGCATACCGCCTATATTAGCGTTATAGTAGGTGTCGTCTTCCAGGACCCCAAGTTCTACTTGGAGCTTCATTTCGTTATAGTAGAGATCACGCTTGTTGTCGCAAAGCATAAGTATCTCAAAACTGAAGAGTTCTTTACCAAGCTCTTCGATCTCTGGCTTGAGATAGTTGCTGCTGCTACAGTAATAGCGCCACTCGCTGGCGCGTATTCTCTTGCGGCTACCTCGCTTGAACTTCCAGAGGTGCTTGCAGCCTATGTATGCTTTGCCGGTGTCTAGTCGAGTGATCCGGTAGACGAACCCCAGATGATCATCCGGGTTAAATTCGCCTACCAGATCAATGTCCCAGTGGCCGTAGTCTTTATCGGCCACAGTTTCTAGAACTCTTCCGAGTCACTAGAGGAACTGCCCCCAAAGTCTCCGCCGTCGTCAAACGAGGAGCCACCGCTGGAATCGGGGACGAACTCGATTACATGAGTCAACTTGACCGCACTCATGTAGGTTGTCACGCCAGTACCGTATTTATTATTGTATGGCTTCTGGCTGATCTTTACCACACCTTTGGTCCCGTTAGCTAGACGGGTCGGGCCGGAGTATTCAGACCCGTCATCTGCAAAGACCTGTGGCTGGTAATTACTCTTCAACTGGACATAAGGCATACCGTCGTACTTCTCAGGGTTCTGATTGACCTTGAGATTTAGGTTTCGAGCGTGTTTGACCTGATCCCCTTCCAGGGTCACCGCGACGCTCCAACGGTCGAACTTGTCCTTCGTGTCGAAGAGACAGGGATAGTGAAAAGTGCCTTCGATATAGGCGGTGTTGTTAGCGGCCATGTTAGTGAATTTCACTCCAGTTTGTTCCAACTTGTACATCACAGTCTAAGCGACAACGCATTTTGTACTCTTCGTTGACCAGTGATATAGCCATTTTAACACAATCAGAAACTATGTCAACCTTATCTTGCAAAGATTCGATGACCATTTCGTCATGCACCATAGCTACCAGTTTACCGCCGGTCTGTCGGCGTTTCATCTCCATAGCTGTGTTCATAAACCACTTCTTCATAAGCACGGCAGAGGAGCCCTGAATGAGCGTATTGATGCTGGCGTGTGCGTGTCGCACCTTTAACAGTCGGCCATCTATAGCTTTCAGTTTGCCCTCTGACGTACCCTTGGCAACCACAGCGTCGCGAAACCTAGCGAACGCTGGTAGGTTGGCCATGAACCTCTCGCGCAGATCGCGACCGTCCTTGGACGATCCGTTCACCACGCTGCCTATCTTAGCATCTCCCGCTCCGTAGAGCAGGGCGTAGATGAAGGTCTTGGCTTGGTCTCTCGTTTCCAGACCCGCCATCTGTTGGTTAGCGGTATGTATATCTCCCTCTAGTACCTCCTTGGTATATCGCTCGTCGTTCATGTAGTGAGCCAGTACCCGTAGCTCTAGACCGGCAGCGTCTGTATCGATCAAAGCGTTGCCGTACTCTGAGCACCATAGCTCTCGGCACTCTTGCCCAAACGGTTTCCTGAGCGAAGGTATCTGCTGCAAGTTTGGGTTGCTGCAAGACATGCGGTTGGTCACAGCGCCCAAGGTGTGGTACTGGCAATGCACGCGGTCACCGCCGTCGCAAGATTTGATCCACGAGTCCAGCATACCTGTCCGCTTCTGGAGCATGAAGTATCTCGCCAGGATTTGAGCCTCTGGGATATCGCATTGCTCCAAGGTGTTCTCGTCGATCTTCGGCTGTCCCGTGGGTGTTAGCTCCTTGGGCTTCCAGCCTTTGGCCACCAAGCGTTCTCCGATCTGCTTGCGGCTGGCTGGGTTAAAAGGTTTCAGTTTAGTCTTGGTCTTTAGCTGGATCACCTCTGGCTCAAAGGTGTCCTGCATCTGGATGACGATCTCTTCCTGCTCTCTGATCAGCTTAGAGTACAGCTTGTGCGCCTTGGCTCGGTCAAAGGCAAATCCGTTGTCCTCGACGTGTGTGGCCAAGCGTTGCATAGTGTGCTCGTCGCGTATGGACTTGTCAGAGAACTCCTTCATGTCCTCCAGCAGTAGACCATAGACCTTAGAGCAGACCATAACATCCTGCTCGCAGTAGCTGATCATCTCGTCACTGAGCTTGTCCCAAGGGCCGTCAAAGTCTCCCTTAGCGGCCCCCACACGATCTCCCCACGCTCTCAAGCTATGTCCACCTTCCCTGTCCGGCTGGGACATGCGAGATAGCACCAAGGTATCCCACTGTTTATCCGTAGGGACAGAGGTGTTCCATAGTTTTTTGAGCGCGGGGAAATCAAAGGCTGAACCGTTGTGAGCCACGACACGTTCAAACGTTTCCAAGTATCCCGAAAGACCTGTGGGGTTCAGAAACGTCTGGACAATGCCGTGGTCCACATCGAGCGCGACCAGACAGTGAATGACGGTGGGAGAGAGGCCGTCAGTTTCAATGTCTATGACACATACTTTAGGCATATTCGGTCAGCGCGTCCCAGCTAACGGGGAAACTCGCGCTGCACGTGGAAGAAATCTTTCTAGCCACTTCTTGAGTTTCCCTCTGAGCGTCCGCTGCTATGCGTAGCTTACATACTCTATTGAACGCATAGAGCGAACCGGTCCAGTACCACTCGGTGTGTGTCGATTGAGGCAGAACCGCTCGGGCTTGCTCGGGACACACGCCAAGTTCAAGTAACTTAGCATAAGCACACTCTGCGTGTCTAACACTATCTTCGTAGACGTGGTTGACAACGCTGGGCGACGTTACGCTCTGGTCTGTAGAACCTTGCTTCTTATCGTCCGCTGCTTGTCGCCAAGTGTGCGGCTCCCAGAAGTCGGGATCGTAGGTGACATAGCGGCGGCTGATCTCGTTCCACGTCAGGCCGATCTGATGCTTGGCCAACTGCCTAGCGACAAACATAGGGGCCTTGATATGGAACGTAAGACAAGTATGGGCAAAAGGGGTCCAGTGGTGATGCCTAGCCAGATACTTGATCAGGCGTTCGTCACCGTTGGACATCTTTTTGACAGCCTTGCCAAAGCTGACCCTCGCTGCGTTCACAACCGACAGGTCGCTGCCCATCTTGTCTATTAGAGTTACGGTCACTAGCCTTGTCCTCTCTTCTT